CCATTGCAGAGGCGTACTGGAGTTGCGCTCCGTACCGTGCGGCGTTGCTCGTCCGGCGGTTGGCGATGTCTGCCTGCCAGTTCCCACGACCAGACATCGTTTCCTGCGAGAGCATCCCCAGTCCAGCGGTCTGCTGATCCATCGCTTGCTGGTACGCCTGCATCTGCGTCTGCGCTTGCTGGCCGGTCAGACCTCTCTGCATTTCCCCTTGTGCGAGAGCCTGCTGTGCGGCTGCGGCGCCAGAGCCGTATCGGCCACCGGCTGCGAACTGAGACTGGATTCCTGGCAGCGACCTGTCGAACTGGGTCTGGGCCTCGAGTGCCTGCTGCGTGAGCATCTCCTGCACGTAGGGATTGTTGGCGATGTCGAGGTTCTGGCCCGACACGATCGGCTGGAGATATTCCGACGGCTTGGCCTCCCACTTCAGAAAAGCCGGTGCGCCGCCCTTGCCGCCGCCGCCACCACCACCCCTGCCACCTCTGCCGCCTTGGACCGAAGCCAGCCAGGGGTTGTAGCCGGCCCCACCCCCACCACCACCTCCGCCGCCGCCTCCACCCCCGCCACCTCCACCACCATAGATCTTCTCGTAGGCAGCTTTCGAGTAGTCCATGTTGCCGCCTTGGTACTCGGCGTACTGCCTCTTGGCCTCGTCCATCAGCCAATCGACGTTCTCGTCGCCACCGTAAGCCATGAGCTGGCTCTTGGTGACATCGGGTCCGCTCTTGGCGTCGAAGTAGCCACTCAAGGCTCCAACTCCTGCTCCGACTGCAACGGGGATGAATAGCATTTCTCTCTCCTATGGTTCTAAGGCGACGATCCGTGCCTCGTGATCCAGTGCCGTCGCTTCTAGAGCTTCGATCCTAGCCTCGAGTTCTTCGAGCTTCTCCAAGATCTGGCGAAGTGACAGCCAGATGTCGTTGTCGATCTGAGCCACGTTGGCTTGGATGTGAAGCGTTCCCATTACTTCTTGCTCCCTACCTCTACGTCCAGCTCGAAGCCGAGAAGCTCCTCGATGAGTTCAAGCTCGAGAGCTTCGTACTGAGCGTCGACCACAAAGAACTCACCCGGCAGCGGGTTATCGAACATCAGCCATCCGTTGTCGTCCTGGTTGTCGGATCCGGTGACCACGGTCTCCTGCACTTTGTCGCAGGTGAAGTGGACATCCTTGGCGCCCACGATCACCGCTGAGATGATCGGAGCTTTGAAGTTGAGCTCACCGATCGCCTGGTCGATCGAAGTGATGAATCGAATGCCGTGGATCTTGATGACCTTCCCCTCGGCCTGGGCGATCGATCCAGACGACAGCTTCTTGGTCTGGACATGGACATCGTAATGCTCCGTGTCGAGCGACCGCTCGTAGGTCGCCTCGGTGCCCGTGTATCCGAACCCGATCACCCCCCTGGTCACCGGCTTGTCGTCCGTCGGCAGCGTCGGCAGGGAATTCAGGTGCGAGTAGCCAGAATTCGCCACGTTCTCGGGTGGGCGTCCAGCGGTGTTCGACAGCGGCAGGTCCAGCACAGACCAGTGGTCGTCCCATGGGCTGTACACCAGAGCCATGCGGTTCTGATACTCATTGTCGGCGATGCCCCGGTAGAGCCAGAAGACAAGCCTCGACCACTGATCGTAGGTGCCGACGATCGCATTCTGGACCAACCTCACATCGTCGGTAGCGAACTGGTTGAGCGCCCGGTCCTCGTAGATTTTGTCGGTGAACATCTTGGTGATCTTGCCGTCACCGATCGGGCGGACCCCAGATCCATACGGTAGGTGGCGAAAGCCACCAGACCCGAAGAAGAACAGATCCCTGTCGATCGGTACGATGCTCGAGCCGTACATCGTCCCTTCCTCGTAGGAGGCGACTTGGATATCCCAGATTAACGGCGGACCAACGAAGGTTCCTCGGTACATCGAGGTGCGCTTGGCAATGGTGATGAATTCTCCACCCGCCATCCCCGTGATTGCGCCTGAGGTAGGTACGAGAGTTTGGTAGTCAGAAAGGTGGGCTGGATCTACAAACAGATACAGCCTGGGGTTGTTGATGTCCGACCACCAGACCGTGTACTCACCAACCGTCGGGTCTGTCGGGTGGAGAATGTTTCCAAGGAACATGAAGTCCCTGGCGACAGCGCAGTAGCGAGCCGTGAAGATCTCGGTCTCTGGATCTCCGCCAGCCTCCATCAGATCTACAAATCTCTCGCCTGGCGCTTCCTGCCACTGGCAGGGATCCGATCCGTTGACAGCACAGACCCGGTTGCCCCATGAGGCGAACTCCCAAGATGTGGGCGGAGCCACCTCATCCCCGTAGGAGGCATTCTCAGTCTTCGAGACATCCTGAAAACCTGACGTTCTCGAGACCTCAAAGATCGACGGTTCGTTGCCGGCGTAGACGATTGCCCGATCGCCAGGCGTCACCGGCTTCGAGATCGGTAGGTCGTACTCAACGAAGCAGGCGTGGAGGCCAGCAGTCTCTGTCGGCGACAGCAACCCGCATTCGGAGATCCTGGCCTCGAACTCGGTGCTTGGTCCTTCAGTTTCGACCCAGGTCTCGATGACCTTGACCGTCGCCGTTGTCGAAGTGTTGATCGTCAGAATCCTGAGGTACGCATTCGGCCAGTCCACGGTCGCTGGCTTGTTGGTGCCACTCGAGAGTGTGAGCTCGTCGTTCTGGATGTAGCCGCTCAGCCAGGTGAAATGGTCTCCGTTGGTGGTGTCGCCGAAGCGGAGCTTGAACTTGCAGCGTCCGGTGACGGCCACCTTCGCCTTCACGGTGACGTTGGTCCCGCCGGCTGGGGTCTCGGCTGGGTTTGTGAGGTTGCAGCCGAACTGACCATCTACCGTCGCCTCGGCCCAGGTGTCGTCGTCATCGTCGCTGACCTTGTCCCAGATCTGTCCCGAAGGCTTCGCCGTGAAGTTGATCTCTGGACTCCTGTTGGAGTTGGGGTCCAGAACGAGCGATGCCCCAGCCTGCTGCGCCAACATCTCTACGATCAGCGAGAGCTTGGTGAAGTCTTCGATTTCAAGAAGATCCGCCTCTGGGATCGTGCCCGTGACCTCTTGGGGAACTTCCCCGGCGGAGACATTTCCCTCGACCAGCGAGATCTCTTCATCCAGCTCCATCAGGCGGATCTTTATCGTGGAGTCCACATCTGGCGAAACGCCCCAGGCGAACAGCTCCCAGTTGGTCCCAGGTGCAGCCGGGTTGTCTGGCACTACCACATCGGCCAGCAGAGCCTCGAAGAGCTTGGTGCCAATACTCTCGTGGTAGAGGTAGGTTCCCTGGTCCCCGTCCTGAAGGATTTCGATCTTCGAGAGATCATCCGTTGCCGATTCTGAAGCCTCTGAATCGGGTTCCTTCGACCAGGCTTCGGGGTATTCATTCACTACCGCCACGATCTCAACAGGCAGTGGCAAGACCGGGGTTGGGTAATCGATCAGACCGTGAAGCTCGAGGTGGAGACTGGTGTAGTCCGTGATTGTTGCGGCTTCTGCTTCGAGCAGCTCGTACTCTTCTGTCTGCCACCCTGAGCCTTCGTAGTCCTCTTCATCGAAGAAGATCTGGGCGATCAGGACAGCCCCCTGATACAACCCCAGGCTCATCGAAAACCCGTCCAGTGCGGTTGAGTGCTGGACCTTGTGGCGCATCCGCAGGAAGTGCCCGATGTCGGTGTTGGGATCCTCAAGCTCCCCGATTCCGAAGGAGACCGTGTTGTCAGGTGGCAGCGAGTCCTCGACCAGCAGGGAGACCCCGGTCGCCTCGACAACAGGAGCTGCTACCCGCCACCAGTACTCATCCCCTTCCGCATCCTCTGGCGCCAGGTCATCATCTCCGTAGGTGACCCAGTCGGTCAGCGAGTTGTCCTTGAAATCATCTGTCGGAGAGGCTGAATCGTTCGACCTCTCAGGCGTGACCAAGTGGACATGAGACCCATTGATCGGATCTGGCGTGGTGATGCTCGAAAGCTCCACGAGCTTCGACATCGAGCGATAGTCACCGTGCAGAGGAATCAACCCGATCGAGAGAGCCATCTGCTCTGCGTCGACCTCTCTCGAGTCTGGGGCGAACTCGCCGAAGCTGATGAATTTGATCTGTCGCATCAATAGTGCGCCTTCGCCGCCCTTGGTTCTGAAGTCATCTGGTCGCCGGTTGCAAGATCTCGAAGAGCTTCCTTCTCCATCACTTTCGCCATCTGAGCCTTTTCTGGGTCACCATAGACGCCCATCGAAAGGCTGTTGACCGCTGACCAATGGATCAGATCCTGGGCCTGGTCGAACCATGGCGAGGTGGTCTCGTCGTCCATCTTCTCGCCGGTCACAGAGTCGAGCATCAGCCAGACGCCGTCCACGAATTTGTGGATGGGGCGGTTGATGTCCTTCATGTAGTTGAGTTCGACTTGGTAGGCCGGCTCGACCACTGGCCGCACCACCATCGTCGTTCCATCGAAAGCGATCCCTCGAGGGATGCCGCTGACGTTTTCTGAGAACCGTGCCACCAGATCGGTGAGGGCGTACTCCCTCAGACGCCTCGAAGGCGTCCACTCGAGCCTCGACATCCTCTTGAAGCGGAGCAGATCCCACGGGTAGTAGTAGGTGCTTTGTGGAGGGTCACCCGGCGGAGTGATTATTTCATGCTCGAGATCCCCATCTGGCGAGACCTCCGTGCGCTCCCCGTTGAGTGCGATCGTGAGCGTTTCGTTGTTGAAGCGATACTGGCGGCGATAGAACCGACGACACGCCTTTGCGATAGCGTCGTTCACATGGTGATCGTCGGCTGCGCTCCGCCTGGACGTAGTCCGCTTGATCTGCTCTCGCAGCGTACCTAGATCGCCTAACTCCATCTCCCACCTCCTGAGATGTGGTGGGGGGGTTTCCCCCCCCATCACGGGGTTGTCGTCGCTACCCCCTACGGGGTGCCAGCGGGATCCGAGTTGGCGTACACATCGTAGGTCAGGACAGCGTAGTCGAACTCGCTGCCGCTGGCTCCGAATTGGCACTTCTTCATGCCAAAGATCGAAGCTGCACCCACGACCTGTTCGTTCTGCAGATCGTACTGGTCCTCGTCCCAAGAGTACCGATTCCCACCGAAGCCCCGCCCGTAGGCGAGACCGCAAGCGCCCTTGCCAAGCAGGCAAGCCCGCTTCTCGTTGGGCACATACGCACCAGCGGCGGCACCATTGGCGCCGTCACCTGGGACACCAGGCATTCTGCTGGTCTCGTAGAAGATCGCCCCACCGTAGACGCCGCAGGAACCGGTGAAGATGGGATTGCCTTCGAGCAGTCCGCCAGAAGCAGCTGCCTTGTAGACATCCATCCATCCAGTACCGGAGGTGTTGACCTCACGACGGAGGTCACGCCACGAGTAGCTGTGGAGCAGGATGACGAAGTACTCGTCGCCAGCGATTCGGACAGGCCGGAAGACCGGTTGACCATTCTCGTCCCGCATGGTCTTGGCCTTCGTGATCATGTCCTCGGCGATGTCGAGGTCGAACTTCGAGGTCGTTGCATCCACGTAGTTGTTGGTGGAAGGAGTGATGGGCAGATTCAGACCCGTGTACTTCAGGCCTGGGTGCAGCCCATCGGCGCTCACATCGCCAGGCACGGCGTCCACGTATGTGGTGTCGCCAGCGACCTGTGCGAGGAAGGAAGTGTCGAGGCGATCCGCCCACCAATCCGACAGACCATCCTTGGCGTCACGCCGCAGATCCATCACGACCCGCTGGGCATCGATCCTGCCGTACCAGCGCACCGCATGACGGAGCTGATTGATGATGATCTTGTCGTTGTGGTAGGTGGTGCCCTCTTCTTCACTGGTGTCGGGCGTGGACAACTTCTCGTTCTGGATACGCCCGTCGCCGTCGAGCAAGCCAACGAGGTGATAGGTCACCTCGTCGCCCGGTCCACGGCTCAATTCCGTCTTCTCCATCACGATGCCGCTGCTGAGCATTCCACCGAAGATGGTCTTGGGTAGGACTTCTCGATCTACCCGCTGCGACCAAGTCTTGACGGTGGCGTCATCAGTAGTCGGAAACGTGATTGGAGCCGTTCCGCCACTTAGGGACATTTCGTATTTTCCTCAATGGTTCATTGAAAGTCTCAGTTCAAACGCTCTACGAAAGCTCTACGTGGCTACGGTTCCGGTTTCTACAGCACGACTGAGGTCGAGCCGGTCATATCCAGCTCGTCCTCTTTCGATGTTCCTTCGATCTTGGTCATCACCTCATTGAACTCCTCGGGCGACAGTTTTGCGAGGCTTGCGTAGGTGACTTTGAAGCTATTCGGTCTACCGTCACCTGGCGCCAGGGGTCTGGTCTTGGTGCCCTCCTGTGCCCTGGTGACGACTTCTTCAGCAGTGGGACCGGCAGGATTGCCAGGTCGAGGCTCAGTTGCCCCATCAGACATTGGTTGTGTAGTGAGTCCTCGCCTGGCAAATCGATTCTCGAAAACAGAGGCTGGGTTCTCGCCACGCCGGAAGGCTCCGCTGATCATGGCGTGTTCCCACCCCACGGTCAGGCTGTAGGCTTTCTTGTCGTCGTAGCCTTCCTCGATGAAATCCTGGTAGCGGTCCTTGCGAATCGCAATCAGCTTGGCCTCGAACTCCTCGGGCTTCTGACCGGTCTGATTGATGTGGGTCGTCTGGGCATACTGAGCGGCTTGGTCGAACTGCCGCTGAGAATCCAAGAGCGACTCCCTCTCACGACCATGCTCGAGGGTCTCGGTGACCTTGTCGATCTTCTCGTTCGTTTCCGTGAGCCGATGGTCGAGATAGCCTGCGGGGTCTTCCGCTCTACTCGGCGGAGTGACCTCAGGCTCTTTGGTGAGGATCTCGCCCAGCTTCTCGACTCGCTGCGAAACCGTGCTGATCTCGTCCTTGAGCTCTTGGTTGGTTCTCTGGAAGTAGTCTCGCTGTCGGACTAGCCGGCCCCACTCCTCAGGTGTGTAGGATTCCTTGCGCTCTCGAGTGTCAACGAAGGCGCCAGGATCTTCGGTGCCGGCAGCGGCTTGTTGAGGATCTCCGCTACCAGCTGCGCCATCCTCCGGTTCAGATACAGCTCCGTCGTCCGGTGCAGCGTCAGGCGTGAGGGGCGTGGTTTCGGCAGCATCTTCATCGGCTTCTCCTGTCAATGCTCTACGCTCTGCCTCGGTCCAATCCAGAGGGTCTACTCTCTCAGCCTCTGCCTCGTTCCCAGGTAGTGCTTCTCGAATGGTTCCTTCTTCTACGGGCATCTACGGTCTACTCCTTACGGTAGTGGTGTCCATGTGTAGGTGATCCCAAATCTGGTTGCCAGTGCAGCCATCTGGGTGTTCATGTCGTCTGCTGTGTGTTCCTCCAGCCAGGTGTGGTAGCACCCGTATCCACCGTCTGGTGCCGTGCCGTAGCCGGCTAGGTCGAAGCCCATCTGGCCGGTAGCTCCAGCGATGTTCCCAGCCACGGGTTTCTCGACTCCGTTGAGCCACATTTTGAGAGACCCTGATCCCCTGGCGTACCCGAAGATGTACCAAACCCCCGTGAGAAGGCTGCCCATGTCTGACTGGTTTGACGGTCCATAGTTCGCCGTCTTCAGCAGCACTCTGCCAGTTCCGGTGGAAGAGATCTCGAGGCGATTGGTGCTGTCTCCGTAGATGGGTCGATACAGTTGTGCAGCCACATTAGCCGGGTGAACAGCGACCCAGATTCCGCTCTGGACATCTCCGCCTTGGAAGGGGGCAAGATCGCATTCCCACTCAGTGATGTTGGGGAAGCTCGCATCCTCGGTGCCTGGGTTGCAGGAGAACCAAGTCTCACCATTCGGATCGACGATGTCGTCCCAGGTGGCGAGTCCAGTCCACGCCCCGTCGTGAAGGAGCGGGTAGTTGGATGGGAAGTGCGGCGTGAGAGTCGGGCCACCGACAGCCAGGTTGGTCACCGCTGATGCCAGGGTTGCTCGTCGGTGCGCTCCTCCGCCAGGATCCACCCAAGAGCTGTAATCGACTCCCAGCACGTAGTTGGAAAGGTCGCTTGGCAGGACACCACCGTTGCCGTTGCCGTTGCCGGCAGGCTTGCGGCCACCGTCTGCTGATGCAGCGAGAGCGGCGAAGAAGGCCCGGCGCCTCTGGGTCATCTGAGGCTTCGACAGGGTTGGCTTCCTTGGTGTGAACCCTCTTGCCATCAGCCGACTCCTTGCCCCTGTAGCAGGCTCAGGAAGACCTTCGCCTTCGTTGCCGCCTCGGGATCCCCACCCTGCAGGTATCCCTGCACGGCAGGCCCAAGGGTCTGTGACAGGTCAGCGTCGTAGTTGCCCACGCCTCCCCTGGCGAGAGCGTCCTTCAGGTCGTCGTAGCCGTAGCGTGACATCAGGGCCAGAGCTTCGGCCAGCTGCGTACCCTCCGGTGGGTTGGTGATGGCATTCTGGAGCATCCCACCAACGTCCTCAGGCATCTGGAATGCCTGCGGCGGTTGCTGCCCAGGTAGCTGACCCGCTCGAGCCATTGCCTGTTGCAGTGCGTCACCCTCTTGTTGCTGGGGCACTAGCTGACCTCCTCTCCAAACCGCTCGTTGCGCTTCGCTCGAGTGCCCGGTCCCATGGTGGACTTGGACTTGCGCTTGGCGCTCGTCGGGTTGGGTGGCTTGCTCAGATCCTGCGGCTTCGATGCCGTGTAGACCTGATCAGTGTGTTGGCTGTCGGTTGCCTTCTTCATTGCACTGGACCTCCTTCAGGTGGTGCTGATGCTTGTAGGTCGACGCCCTGCTCTTGGGCGTGTTGAGCCAACAGTTGGAGGGCTGCGTTTGGGTCACCCCCCGCCAGGGCTTGGACCATCTGCTCGACCATGTCCTGCTCCCTCAGGTTCTCACGCATCTTCTCACGGAGTTCCTCGGGTAGGTCTGGGATCAGCTCGATGACGATATCCGGTGTCATGGCGCCGTTCTGCATCATCACATCGAGGGACTGGGTGACGTTCAAGCTCTCCCAGAGTTCACGCCTCTGTGTGGCGGATGTTGCGACCTGATCGATCACGACATCGTATTCAACGAGATCGACCCAGTCCCTCTTGAACTGGACAACATAGTCGGCCATGCCGGGCGAACTCACTCGGACCATCACGCCCTCAGGCATGAAGACCTTCATGTGTTCGAGATATTGCCTACCCGCTGCTTTCCGGTAGGACTTCAACGCCGAGAAGGGGAACGAGAGCATTGCCTCGCTCGACTGCTCAACGAATTTTGTAACCTGCCCAGAGACTCGTCGGAGGTCAGCTTGTCCGCCCACCTGAATGGGGGAAAAGCCAAGTACTTTGGTTACGGCTTCGGAGGCCAGTTGGTATAGTCGCTCCTGATTCTCTGGGTAGGCACCCTGAACCACCTTGAGGGCACCCTCCACGAGCGCCCCTTCTCTGACTCTGATCACTGCGTTGGCTTTGCCCCAGTCGTCCATCGCTTTGTCTTCATCATCGAACGTCCCCTCTTCGGCCAGGATTGCGCCCTTGGGGTTGGTAGCGATGATGTGGGCAAGCTGCGACAGCATCCGGTTCGCCCAGATCTGTGGGTCTCGCATGACATCGACCAGGCCGAACCACTCCACGATCTCGGGCTGTTGCCACCGGAAGCAGGTGATGAATTTGATGGGGAAGCCGGACTGGGTCGTAGCCAGACCGTCCTCGAGCGTGATCGGACCCATCATCCGCATTCGGTAGTAGGTGTACTTCGAGAGCCTGACGGCGGTAGGCAGGGGCATTTGCTCCCCACCTTGCCCTGCCGCTTCCTCGTTCAGTGCCCGAAGGTTGGTCTTCAGGTTCTTCCACTCCTCGACGTTGTACTCGACAGCCTCTTTGGTCTCGGGGTCGACGGCGAGAAAGTAGGGATCGAGCTTCCGGTAGTAGTAGGTGTAGATCAGAACCTCGTCACGGTCCTTCTGATACCACCTGTCGCCGGCAATTCGGGCTGAGACCTGGGTCTGGGCCTGGGCATCGATGTCGATGTAGGCCTCGCAGTAGGCGTCGATCTCCTCGGCGTACTCGGGGTACTCCTGCTGCGCCTCCTCCTTGGGGACGTAGTCGTATTCGGCGATCCAGCGACCGTCTTTGAGGTTGATCTTCTCGGCGTTGTGGTCCCACCAGAGCTTGAAGATCGAGACCCGATCGGAGCGTGTGCGTCCCTCTGGGGTCTCGGTGTAATCCTGGTGGAAGCGAACGGCGCCGATGCCGCCTACCAGGGTGTCCATGAAGGCAGACGACTCTTCATCGTCCGCATCGACCGAATCCCTCATGTAGCGAAGACAGCCGTTGAGCATATCGGCGAAGCGAGCCATCTCGCCGATCGTGCGAGGCCGGTACTTCGGGATGAACTTGTTGATCTGCTCCGTGCCAGCCGCCGAGTTGATCACCGAGAGGATCTGGTTGAAGACGATCGCCGCCTTGTCGAGATCCTCGTACTGCTTTTTCAGGTCGTCGGGCCATTGGTTCCCAGCGTACATCTCGAAGTTGAGCTCGTTGCGGTCCTTGACATCCTGCAGCACTCGAGCGGCGTCATTGATCCGGTCGATGGCGATCTCTCGTGTCGTTCTATGCTCGTAGCTAGCCATTCTCACTCCTCAAGCGATCAGCCACCGTTGCGACCGTGGGATGTTTGCTCGTCCGCCCTTCTTCTTCCTGACGTACTGGCGAACCCTCTTCGGCTCTGGTTCCCCTTCGAGACCGGGGAATCGAAGCCTCAAGGGGATCTTCTTGCCCTCGATGCCGGTCGTGCCCACCATGTTGCCTTCGGTGTCGCAGAGTCTCGAAAGTCCGTCGAGCATATCTTTGAAGCTCGAGGAGGGAAAAGCCAGGTACTCGTCGTGCTTGAACTGCTCGACCAAGTCCACCCGGCCACCGTCGGAGAGCTTGTAGATGAATTTGCGTGGCAGGATGATCCGCCCGTCCTCGAACCAGGGGATCAGCCGCTCGATCCGCTCGTCCTTGTCGGAGAGACCCCCGACTCGGACGATCTTCATGCGGCGTTTCTTCTGTTTCAGCAGGTACTTCAGGAACTCGATATCGCCCATCAAGCCGTAACGCTCGTAGCGACACTCGTAGAAAGTGTGGCGGCAGCGGTGATGCATCCGCAAGATTTGATCGCCACGTTCTGTAAGACTCATTCGATCTCGAGCCATGTCGACCACGTAGGCGCAGCCGTCGCTCTTGAGAGAGAGCGTCCAGATGGCTGTGTAGTCCGAACCGCTGCGTTTTTGCCCAGCGGAATCGCACAGCATGATGCAGTTGCCGTCGCCCATCAGCTCTGCCGGCGTCTGCTTCTCGGGGTCGTAGTAGGTCAACCACTCCCGCTCGAACTTTCGCCCACCCGCCCCGGCGTTTGGATCGCAGTAGAGCTGCATTGCGACGTTCTTTGACCCCTCCTTGCGGCCCATCGAGGTCTCGAACTCGGCGATCTTGTCCTTCTCGTAGACCACTGGCGCCATGTCGAAGAAGAGCTTCAGCCGGGTAATCCCGCCGGCCTTGTCCTTCTCCGTGGTTTCCCAGTCCACGGGGTAGCAGGGATGGAGCCGCAGCTTGTAGCCCTTCTCTCCCACCATCGTGTGGTAGAGGTCTTGGAGGTGATAGTAGGTGCCTTCTACCCACTCGTCATTCCTTCCTGCCGGCATCCCCAGAGGGATCGACAGCTCGTGAGCGTTCTTGACCTTCTCGATCTGCTCCGGTGTCGTCACCGAATCCTTGGTGACTGCGTCGTCCAGGTTGCGGACTACCCAATGGCCCGATGTGGGCAAGGAGTCCACCAGACCGAATGCCGAAAAAGTTGCCTCTTTGGGGTTGCCAGTGCGTGGAACGATGATCCCTGCGTCGAGGCTGCACTGAATCAGCCCTCGCTCGTGTTCTGGGAAGATCTGACCACCAGGATATTTCCCATCCAGCGGTGGGTGGTACGACAGGCTCTGGAGTCGCTGGTTGCCCAGAATCTCCCGCTTGATCCCAGCCAAGAATTGCTTTGCGATCGGCCTCGTATGCGAGAGCGTCAGCATCGTCACATCCGGCTCCCGCAGAGCTTCTTGGATCTCCTTGTTCACCGTCTTGATGTAGGACTTCCAGTGGAACCGACTCCAAACGTCGACCACTTTGTTGCAGTCGGCCTCCACTTCTCGGCATCGGTCGTAGATCCACTCTTCGTTTACGACTCCAGCCGTCCCATCTTCGAGCCACTTGCCTTGCGAGGATACGTAGCGAACGAGATACCAGAGGTCTGCCCTGACGAGATACCACTCGAGCAACCAGGCTTGCGAGGGATCGACCTCCAACAGGGTGTCGATCCACCCTGCCGCTTCGACCACTTCCTCGTAAGTGCCTAGTTCCAGCTCCTGCCATCTCCACTCCCCCAGCTCGTAGATACGCTCGATCAGAGGTGGAAGAGCTTCACCGGGCTTTCTGGAACTGCTTGAAGCTACCGTCACCCTTCTTCACCTCCGCCAAAGAGACCACGCCGGCCAGCTTCTTCCGGCCAGCGTCCTCGAGCATCCCGTCCTTGGCCTGTTCCTCCAGCCACCGGATGTGGGCTTCCTCGACCCTTGCCGACTCGCTCGTCGCCTCTCCATGCACAAACTTCATCGCAGGGAAAGCCTGACGAGACTGTCCCCTGGCGATACCAGTCGCCAGAGACATCATGTACTCACGGATCTCTTCTTGAATGGACAGGTACTCCTCTGCGAACTTTGCGTCGTACTGAACGAAGCGAGGCTCCGTCAGCTTCCGCACATCCCTCGCAGAGAGACCGGCCTTGTCACAGGCCGACTTCTTGTCCAACGAGTCCCAGTATTGGTCGAGGAAGACCCTGGCCTTCTTGATCACAAGAAGACCTTACCGATCTCGGCTGATCTGACCCTCGTAGCCCTTGATCCCGCCACCACCTCGAGGAACCTCATCCTGATTCTGATGACGCCCCTTCGGGTTCTTCGGCTTCGGGTTCGTTGCTTCCACCCCACCAGGCTTTGCCGTGGGCAACGGCTTCATCGACTGCCCATGCCTCGGATTTGCACCCCTTGCCATCGTTCTTACCTCCTTGCAGTTGGACTGCTTAGTCTCGGAGCAGGCCGACTACGAATGGTGCCTCGGATACGACCGTGGATCCACCATCGGTCTCGACCGTGATGAAGTCCCCAGCCGCCAACGGTACGATGGTCTTCACCTCGACCAACACCGAGTCGCCAGCTGCGGAATCCGTGAACGGATGCACCAGCGTTGCCAACACATCGTTCGCCAGATTCTTGACCGTGATCGTCGCATCCGCAGTCGTGATCGCTGTCTCGATCGTGACCCTGATGTACTCCAACGTACAGGGTCCGTCGACTACGAACGGAACCTCTTCTGCGCTCGAGATGTCCACAAACCGGCCAAACAACCGTGTGGTGAAATGCTCCTTCGCTCCATCGTGACTTCCCATATCCAACTCCTCCTCGTCCAGCAGTGAAAAGAAAAAGCCCCCTACTCAGGAGGCGGGATCACCGGACCATCTACAGGCACCGTGATCGGCGCCGGGTTGCCCAGGCGCAGAATGTAGACCGCTGCATCAATCCGGTACGGATCGGCCATGTTTTGCAACATATGCAGCTCGATCCAGTCCTCGTCCAACACCCCTGGGCGCAAGGGGAAGTCTTCATAGATATAAGCCTCGTCCACGGAATTCTCGGGGAACGTGAGTTCAGCAAGCGTCACCTGGGTGCTGCCCTGCAAGACACGGATCGGAGTATCACTGACAAGGGGATCCGAAACACTAATGTCCGAAAGCATGAACTCAACCCTCACGAGCTGCCCCCCACGCACATACGGCAACCGCAATCGAGGGTTAGCGGCGGTAGTGTCTGAAAATGCCGCCCCCAGCCTGGTCGTGTTGTGAGCGTCCCAACGATCCACCGACTACTCCTTGACTACCGCAGCCTTCTTCTTCGGCGCAGCCCTCTTCTTCCTCGCCTTCTTCGGAGCCGCTGCCCTCGCCTTCGGGTTCTGACGCTCAAAGGTCGACTGCGGATTCACCACCGTAGCCCCCTCCCTGAGCAACTGCTTCGCCCTCTGCGGATTCACATCCAGCACTTCTCCGTCTTGCAACTGGAGTCTCACATCAACCTCCCTGTCTGTGGGAAAAAGGTCATCCTGAATACAGAGGGTAACACAAGAGCCTCTGAGGAGGCTTCTGCTGAAGTTTGACCCCCCGCCACAGGCAAGTCAGACAACGCAGTCTCAGAGGCTCAAGGGAGAGGGTCAAAGGTGAAAGGAGAACCGACTGGGCGTGGGCAATTCATAGGAACCCAGACGGAAGAAGAAAAGCCTCAGACCCCCTCTGCGACAATGATACCACTAGACACAGAAATCCCCCCCCCACCTCCCCTGTCTCCCTGCCCTACTCCCCTCTGAGCAATCGCTTTGAACAGCACTACGGTCTAATACAAGACCCAGCCCCCAGGCCTAACCCAGGCACTACCATCCAACTACAATTCCATTTTGCTCGTCGGGTCGATCGGTTGGTCAACAGACCTGAGTCCTGCTCAGGTTCAGTACCATGGTCGAGTCCAAATCGAAATTCTGTTATGATCGGGTCTCCAGTAAAGCAAGAGGAGACTACTCCTCAACTCGACCCCCAGTCAAGTCATTTCTCCCTTTGACCTGCCTGGGGGTCAACCTTTTGCCCCAATAGCAGAGAAAAATTTGCGTGGGCGAGAGGCTGGGGTAGTTAATGGGGGTTGGGCGGCGGGCATGGGCGCATGGCCCCCGTCTCGAGCCGAGCTCATCGCTATTCTCTGCCATCGATTCCCTACCTTCTGCACCCGATCGAACCTTATACCTACCGCACCCGATCGAACCTACCTGCTACCTGCTACCTTTACTCTGCACTGTGTAACTGTCTGCAGATCAGATGCACCCGATCGAGGTGGGGATCCTAGGGTTTCGAGGTGGTGCGATCGATCGCCTTCGAGGTGGTGCAGATCCCACAAGGTGACCACCTCATTCAACCTACCGATCGCCTACCTGCAGGAATACCGATCGCACCCTTTGCACTGTGTACTGTGTACCGATGCACCCTTACCCTCTGCAGTGTTACCAGTCTATTTGCTATTTGTGGAGTAATAGTGTAAGGTAGGTAAACGATCGAGATTCAAACCACCTCGATCGAGTTTAGAAAGGTAGGTTTCAATGATAGTACCGAAGGCGATCCCGAAGAAAATTAGGGCAGAATACAAGCTGATTGGCGGAGTATCGTCGCCAAGCAAAATGGCGCCAAGCAAAAGTTATTCCCTACCAATTACGGTATGCACTGTGGGCGGCGCCTTGCGATCGGTATCGGGTAGCGTCTGCGAAGGGTGCTATGCAGACCCTAGGGATTCTATGTACCGGTTCGCTGAAAAACAGATGCAGTGGCGCCTTGATGCAGTGCAGAAGGCGATCGCCGATCCTAAATTCAGAGAGGCATTCATAGCGGCGCAGGTGGTAGTTATTCGCCACTACGCTAGCAAGGCATCGAACCTACACAGGTGGCACGATAGCGGCGACCTTTTGAACCTTGTGCATCTGGAAATTATCGCTGAAATCGCTAGACGCAC